GGAAATACACTTTACTTCAGGGGTGGCACTTGGCCTGCGACTTCCAACAACATGGCAACTCCGGGATTTACGTACGGGTACGATTCTTTCCCGCAGTATTTGCGGATCAGGAGCGATGGAACCAGCCTTTTCTTCGATTGGAGCATTGACGGCTATCAGAACACGTGGCGGAACCTCTACACCGACAACATTTCCTCCTACATCAAAGCCGTAACGCATGTGGGGATTTTCGCGGGTAACGGCTACATGAACGTCGACTGGTTCCGCCGCACCGCATGAGTTACGAGCAGATGATCAAAGAGGCGCGGCTTGAGGAGTCTGACATTAGGCGCATGGTGCAGAGCACCGCGGATCAGCGCTCTTCTTATGGGCCTTGGAAGGTCAAAGCCTCAAGCATCGATGGGTTGGGGGTTTTCACCATCCGGGACATGGATGACAACGAAACAATAGGGTGGGCACGGCTGCAAGGCAAGCGCACGCCGCTCGGGCGATACCTTAATCATTCGGACATTCCGAACGCCAAAATGTTGAATCATAACGGTCACTTGCGTGTATATTTGCTTAGGTCATTGAAAGCCAATCGAGAGATTACTGTCGACTACCGACAGGTGCTTGAAGTCAACCAGGAGGGACCGACAGAATGGAAACACTCGCCGAAGTAGTCAACGAGCTGCGCGCCATCAATCGACACACTGAAGCGGTCTACGCCGAGCTTCAAACCTTAAACGCTCAATTAAAGCAAGTCATCTGCGCTCAGAAGATGCAAGCCGCGCTTGCCAAGGTTCGCGCCAATGCTAGATATGCCTATGATCCCTCTGTGGGACAACCTGCCGGCGATACTCACGTGGAAAGACAAGGTGTGTCTGCTGACCTTTCAATCCCTTGAAGGGTTGACCCAAGTAGAGACCCCGCTCAAGCATCTATTTGAGCCTGGGGTGTACATTCGCGAAATGCGCGTCCCCGCGGGCACCCTGTTGACTGGCCGCGAGCATCTTTTGGGTCATCGGGTGGAACTGTGTCACGGATCAGCGATTTTGTTCGCGCCCGATGGCAAATTCCGCTTTGACGCGCCAGCCCACATGGAATCGAAACCAGGATTTCATGCAGTGGCTTACATGTTGACCGATGTGGTGGCGCGCACCGTGCATCCGAACCCGGAAGAGGCTCGCGACATAGAGGCGCTGGAGTCCAAGTGGTTTGGCAGCGGCGCGGAGGTGATTGAACGGGGCCGCGTGTTGAGTCAATCCTTGCGGGAGCTTTCGTGTCAGCAGCCATAAGTGCCGGAACTGCGATTGGTTTGGGGGCGATTACCGCCGCGGGCGCGACCGCCTATGCCGCGAACTCCTCGGCCGGCGCCACGCAAAATGCTGCCAACACCGCAGCCAACGAGCAGAAAGCGGCGCTTGCGCAGCAAGAACAGCTGGCCGCGCCATATACGGGGTTAGGGACCACCGCACTGCCGCAATATGAAGCACTGCTGGGCATCGGACCGAACGCCAATCCTGCCACCACCTTGGCTGCTTTGCAGAAAACTCCCGGTTACCAGTTCACTCAACAACAGGGTGAGCAGGGCATTTTGAATGCTGCAAGCGCACAAGGTGGGGTGGGGGGCAACACTTTGGCCGCTCTCGACCAATACAACACCGGCTTGGCCGATCAAACCTACCAGAACGCGGTCGGCAACATTCAAGGCGCCGTGGGTTTGGGTCAAGCCGCGGCGGCGGGCGTGGGGTCGAATATCGGGACCGCCGCCTCAAACTTAGGCAACATTGCAACGCAGCAGGGACAGACCACCGCCGGCATCGATTCGAACTTGGCGGCAAGCTTTTCGAAAATAGCCGGCAACACCGGAAATCAGTACACCACTTTGCAATATCTCAACGGTCAAACCGCGAACGGCGGAACCCCGATAAACACCGCCCCCGCGCCGACGGGAGTCAATTTTGATGGCTCCATCCCGCAGACATAGGTGACGCATGGCGTTCGATCCTTCCACCATTGGGGCAATTGCGGATTCGCAGTACAACGCCCCCGAATCGATTGGCAGAGCGACAACGTTGCGCGAGATGGCGGATACTGAGCAGCTCAAGAAGTTGCAACTGAACAGCGCCAAGAGCGATGCGGAGGACGCCACCAAAGTCAAGGCGATCCTCTCGCAAAACGATTACACCACTCCTCAAGGGTTGGCGAAGACCGCTCAGGATTTGAACCGAGTGAGCCCGAAAGCCTCAATGGACCTGATGAAGTGGGGTCAACAATACCAATCGGGTGAAATTCAACAGAAAATGGACGCGCTGACGCTCGATCAGCAGAAAACCGATTTCATGGTCAAGACCTTGGACCCGATCCTATCGGAAGCGCGGCAGCTCAAAGCCTCCGGCGCCTCGGACTTGGATGTGAAAGCTTTGATTGCCTCTAAAGTGCCGACGGCTTTGCAGCGCCTGCGAGCACCAGGCCCCGACGGAAAGCCCATCTTGGCAGATGAGGCATTAAAGCAGATCACCGCTCAACCGCAGACGCTTGCGACCTTAGAAGGGTTTGAGGGTCAGGCAAGCGATCACGCCAAGAAACTGCAGATGGCGCTCGAGCAATTCAAGGCGCAAACGCAGGCGAAAGGCGAGCAAACCCGTGAACGTGCGGAAGCTGAGAGAGAGCGTCACGATATGGCGCGAGAAGACATTGAGGCGAAAAGAAGCGAGCAAGGACGCAAAGCACCGGCGGGATTTGAGTGGGACCCGGACAAAACCGACGAATTGCGGCCGATCAAAGGCGGGCCCAAAGATCCCAACAGCAAACCTTGGTCGGGGCGCGAAAAAGTGTTTGCGCAGCGCATTGTCACGAGTGCTGATGAAGCGGTACGGGCAATCACAAACATCACAGAACTTCCAATCAAAGCCTCATCCGGAGTATTTGGAACTGGTCATTCTGATGGCGGGTTGTTCTCAAGCGGCAAGGCGGCGCTCACTAACGCGATGGCACCGCAGGATGTGCAGGACTACAACAGCATGCTCGCGGGCGTGAAACGTAACTTGGCAACTATCGAGTCGACAGGATTGGCTCCCTCGGGAGCTCTTACCGAAAACTTTGGGTCCCTCGAATTGCGATCAGGCGATACCAACCTCACGAAATTGCGAAAATTGGCCGAGATGCGTCAAGTGGTGCAAGCCGGTTTAGAGCCGCAATTGGCTGATGAAGCCATACCCAACACCATCAAGGATTTGATGCGCAAAATAAACGGTGATCTTGAAAAAGCTGTCCCGTACACCCAGTCCGATGTCACCAAACTGCAGCGCGCGCAACAGAAAAACCCCAGCATGACTTTCGAGGATTTGATCGGCAAAGAAAAACTTAACAAGTCCAAATTGAACGAACGAGACACGTTGGTTGAGGCTAAAGGGCACGAATTGACCCCGGGCACGAAGTTCCAGCATTCGAGCGGCGCGACGGTCGAGATATTGAGCGAATAATGCCCGAAGCGCTCGTCAGTCTGCCGGATGGTCGCAAAGCCAAGGTCACTTTCAATAGTAAAGATCAGTTAGACGCGACCATTGCGGACCTGACCAAAGCACCAACGCCTGGGGTCGGCGAAAAACTTAAAAACGCTTACAGCTCCGCCATGAAGGCGAATCCCTATTCCGCAGTGCTTGAGCCCGCCATGCAGATGGGCGCCGCGGGAGTGGGCGCTGTGCTGGGCGGGTATGCAGGGTTGGGTCAGGGAGCGCTTAACTTAGGTGCCGAGGCATTCGGCAATAAATCCGGCATGAGTGCCGCCGATCGGTTCGCGCAAGTATCGGGCGCTATTCAAGCTCCCTTTGAGCCGCAGACTGAAGCGGGCCAGATGGTCTCGAATGCGGTCAATTATCCGTTCAAAAAATGGGGCGAAGGCGCCGATGTGGCAGGCGAGGCCGCCGCCAAAACGACGGGAAGCCCCGCGGTGGGCGCTTTGGTCAATACCGGCATCCAGATGACGCCCGCTTTGCTCGGCTTGCGAGGCGCAAGAGGAGGGCTAGCAGAAGAGGCACCCAGAGCAGGAGCCACGCAAAGCGCCGCAGAGACGACTTCATCAACCGCCGGTGCCAAACCCAAGCCCACCCCCAACGAGGCGCGAGCGAAGTCCTATGTCCGCAGTATTGGCATTGATTGGTCTCGTTTGGACCCTGAAACACAGAATCACCTCACGGAAATCGCCAAAAACGCCAAGGATTTTCAAGGATTACAGGGCAAGTCCTTGGAGCGAGAGTTATTTCTCAAATCCCAACGGGTGCCAATCACCACCTCCCGAGGCCGGTTGGAACGCGACCCCGTGCAGGTACGAAAAGAGAATCTCGCGGCGACTCAGGAAGAAGGCGCACCCTTGCGGGAGCTCGACCGTGGAGCTAACCGAGACCTGCAAGCAAATTTGGAAGTTCTCCGCGGAAGAGTAGCCGGCAAGCGCGGCGGTTTGCACGATCCCACTGAAGAGGGGGCGGAGCGCTTAGGCCCCTCAATCCGCGAGGGAGTGGCGGCGCCCGAAGAAGTCGGCCGCGCGATCGCGGGGAAAGAGGGTGCGCTCACCCGCAAGTTGCAGCAATCCAAAGCCAATTACAACCGGCTGTATGAACGGGCGCGTAACACCGAGCCCAACGCGGCGGTGTCGGCCGAAGCGCTTTACCAGCATTTGGAAGAAAATCCGGAACTGCAGCACACGGGCTGGTTGCAGGGGTGGCTCAAGCGCGCCAAGATCCAGAAAGAGACGGTAGATGCCGACGGCAACCCAACCATTGAACGCCGGCCGGTTACCTTGAAAGAGCTCCATGACCTGCGCGAGAAGGCGGGCGGAATTGCCCGGGCAGGGGGCACGGACGGCTACTACGCTAGCCAAATTCTCAAAAGCATAGATCGGGCCATGGAAGAGGTTCCCGAGGGTTCCAAGGCGTGGAAGGAAGCCAACCGCGCGTATGCCAAACATCAGGCCGAATTTAAAGATCAGGACATCATCCGCAAACTGTCGAGCACCTCGGGCAAAGGCTCCAGCACCCCGAGGATTGCTGCCGAGAAGGTATTTCAGACCATCGCCAAAGGCAGTTTGGATGACGTGCGCACGGTTAAGCGGTCGCTATTTGGCGGGGAAGACAAGGCGACTCGAGCGCAGGGCAAGGCGGCTTGGCGGTCGCTACGCGGCGCGGTAGCCAACGACATTTTGGAGAGCGCTCGAAACGTGGTGGCCACGGATGAGGAGGAGCGGCAGATTCTGACCGCCGCGGCTTTGCGCTCGGCGATCAATCGGTACGGACGGCCAAAACTTAATGAAATCTTAGGCAAAGGCAACACCAACGAGCTTTACAACGCCCTGCGGGCGGCCAAAATCACCCGCACCGACCCCGCGCATCGCGTCACAGAATCGGGAACGGTCCCGAATGCGCTGGTGCTAGCCAAGCGCTCTATCGGCCACCTGATCGAAAAAGGTGTCGAAAAAGTCCCGGTAGTTGGCAAGCCTTTGGTCGAGATGAAGCGGGTAGCGACCGAGCGCTCCGACCGCCGCGACGATGTCAAACGCGCAACTACCACTCCTCTGCAGCAGGCGGCGGCGCAAGCCGGCAAAGGCTCGCCGTCGGTAAGTTTGGGAGAGCTATTTACCGGACTGAAGCGGTGAAAGTCCTCATCGTCAACATGGATGATGTTGGAGAGGGTCTGCCGCTCGCGATTCGTGCCGCCAAAGCAGGTCACCAGGTCAAAATCTGGTACTCAAAAGAAAACCACCCGACCACGGGCGTAGGTTTCAAAGGCGTAGAACGGGTCAAGAACTGGCTCATCGAGGCGCGTTGGGCGGATCTAATTGTGCCGACCGGCAATCACGAATTCATGCCGAAATTCGATCAACTGCGAAAAGCAGGTATCAAGGTATTTGGACCCAGCGAGAAAAGCGCAAAACTAGAGATTGACCGCGCGCAGGGCATGCAATTCTTCAAGGCCGCCGGCATAGCTACTCCGTCCAGTCACGAGTTTCGCACCTTGCAGGAGGCGGAAAGACACGTGCGGAAGACTGGGGATCGATTTGTCTTCAAAACCTTGGGAGATGAGGAAGACAAGAGCTTGAGCTATGTCAGCAAGTCGGCCGCTGACATGGTCGCGCGCCTCATCCGCTGGCAAAAGCTGGGCATGAATCCAAAGGGGCCCGTTATGCTGCAAGAAGTGGTCGAGGGCATCGAATTCGCTGTGAGTCGCTGGATGGGATCGGCCGGGTGGGTCGGCCCGCCGAACGAGAACTTCGAATTCAAGAAGCTTCTCTCGGGGAACTGCGGACCCAACTGTGGCGAGTCCGGAACGGTAATGAAATACTGCGCCGGCACTTCGGAACTCTTTCAGCAGGTCTTGGAACCGCTCGAAGATGGTTTGTTGAAGCTCGGCCATATGGGTGATGTAGATGTGAACTGTATTGTGGATGAAGAGGGCATGGCATGGCCATTGGAGTTTACCACGCGGCTGGGTTGGCCCGCATCGAACATCCTGTGGGCGAGCCATTTAGGCGATCCGGTGGAATGGATGTTAGACGCTTGCAATGGCAAAGACACTTTACAGGTGTCGACAAAACACGCCAGCGGAATAGTGGTCGCGCAGCCGGATTACCCCTACAGTACCCTAACCAAAGCAGAGGTCGAGGGGATTCCCATTTACGGCATCACCAAAGAGAACGAGAAATACCTATCCCCGCAGGCTGTCAAGGTGGCTCCGCAGCCTGTGATGAAGGGAAAAGAGGTGGTCGAGAAAGACACCTGGACCACTACGGGAGACTATTTGCTGGTGGTCACCGGCATGGGCAAGAACGTCGCCCAGGCCACCACCCGAGCCTATGACACGGTGCGGGAGCTGCACATCCCAAATATGATCTATCGCGACGATGTGGGCGAGAAGCTCGATGATGAAATACCCAAACTGCAGGCGGCCGGCCTTGCGAGCGAATGGAGGTATGATTGATGAGCACGCTCTTTTTGCTCCCCATGTCATTCATTCCCCAATGGTTCACCAACATTGGGGTGATGGCCGCCGGCGGGTCGATCTACACCTACATTGCGGGCACGACCACCCAGGTGACGACCTACACGGACAATACTGGGACGGTAGCGAACCCGAATCCCATGACCCTGTCATCGTCAGGCAGGCCTGTGTCGGCTTCGGGGGCGCCGGTGGCTTTTTGGATTCCGTCCGGAACGCTGGTTAAGTTTGTGGCATTTGATGCGGCGGGCAATCAGTTAGATGTCCTAGACAACATGGGCGGTATTGGAGACCCGGCGATCGCGTCCGTCAACTCAGGCACCTTTTCCATGGCGGTCACGGGAGTGCAGACGGCGGCTTCAGTCAATTTTCGCTATGTGACCTCCGGTTCGGTGAATAGCGGTTTGGTGGTTTTGAGCTGGGATGACACCGGCGCCTTGACATCGAATAGCACGGCTTTTGGCTTTACTGGTTTCCCGTATTATTTGCAAGGCGTCACCAAGGTGGCGCAATCGCCGCTCTTGGCGTGCGAAGACAACACCACCTTGGGGCTCGGCTGCACGATGACGATCCCGAGCTCAACGGGCGGGACTACGGTAAGCCTCACGCCCAATAACACCGCCCAGGCTTGGACGAGCTCGGGCACGAAGCGCCTTTTTTCAGGCTCGTTCGCCTACACGCTTGCGTAAGGTTCGCCATGCTGCAGTATTTTGAGACCCTGACGGACGATTCTGGCAACAGCCTGTACGGGGCGACCTGCGTAGTGACCACCTACCCGGGAGGCACCGCCGCGTCGATCTACTCGAGCAACTCGGTTGCAAGCCCGATTGCAGCCTCGACGGTCATTTCGGATATCACTGGACAGATCAGCTTTTACGTGCCAGATGGCGCCTATACCCTTTCCTATTACTACAAGGGGACGCTCTACAAGACGAAAAGCCCGGTGCAAATGCTCGACCCCATGGGCTTTGTTTATGCGACCGACACAGGCACCGCGAACACCTTGGTGATCACGAGTTCGGCCTACCCTGCGGGTCTTTATGTGGGGCTCAAGATACAAGTGTTGGTTGCCAACACCAACACTGGATCGACCACGCTCAATTTGAATTCGACGGGGGCGCAGACGGTGCGCACCCCGTCGAGCAGCACCTTGACCGCCAACGCTTTAATTGCCGGCGGAATCTACCTTTTTGAGTGGCTTGGAAGCTCATGGCAGTTGATCAGCAATCAGGCGGTGTCGGTGTATCCGGTTACGCCGCAGGAAACGGCCGCCGGGGTGACGCCTTCCAACCTGTTTTATCAACCAGGCGACCCGCGCCGGTATGGCGGGGTGGGCGGCGCCACCAGCGCCGGGATACCGTCGACCGACGACTCAAGCGCCTTTGCAACTGCGGTCTTGACCGGGACTGTGTATGTGGCGCCGGGTTGGTCATTCAAGGTGGTGACAGGCACCACTCGATCCGGTGCCATCACGATGACCGGAACGGGAACACTGTATTGTGACGGTTTCATCTTGACGCTGACAAACTGCGATTACAGCTACATCGGCGGGGTCAATTTCGCGCCAATTAGCGTGCCGCTGGTGGCGCAATTCATCACGGTAAACAACATCCAGACAACCGCGGTGTGTGTTTCCAATTCGGCCACCATCACCGTGGCGAGCGCGACGGGAATCGCGGTAGGGCAGCGGGCCATGGGACCTTGTCTGTGGAATTCCACCACGGTCATTGGTGTGTCCGGCACCACGATCACGCTAAACAACGGATGTTCGGCCGCACCAACTTGGAGTTCAGGCACCAATTATGTCCCGGGAAACATTGTCGCCTATAGCGGCTCGCAGTACCTGTGCATCTTGGCAAGCTCTGCGGGCACATTACCCACTAATGCCACCTATTGGAGCACTCAACTGCCGGTGGAGTTCTTCAGCCTGGTGACCAACACGGCACTGACCACCTCGGCGCTCACCAATTCTCTGAATGACGGCTATCGGCCGCCATCCGTCAACGATGCAATGTGGGCCAGCATGTCGAGCGCGCAGAAAACCGCGTCGCAAATAGGTCCGGTGCTGTCGATTTTAGGCAATCATTGCGTAGTCGAAAACGTCACCGCCAAGTTTATCTCAATACTGTTTCAGGGCGGCAGTTACAACACGGTGCGCAACTGTGATCTAAAAGGCGGTTGGACCTGGGGCGCAATTGCTTATTTGAATTTTACCACTAGCCGATCGATCGCCAACGCGGCGTTGGGCAATCGGATTCGCGAGCACGCCTTTGAGGGCATCATGCTCATGGGGCAGGATCAGCCTCGAGTCGAGCACAATTACGTGTATGGGTGCGGAGATTCAGGGATCGAGAGCTATCAAAGCATCGGGAGTTCCAATAATTCTACCTATTTTGACGGCTGCACCGGCATCGTTTCTGTAGGCAATATCTGCGTCGCGAATTTCCAGGGCGCGTTCAATTACGAATCTAACGCGGGATCGGGTCAAGTCGGATACAACACCGCGATGTCGTCATCGAGCGGCGATTATGCGGCATGGCACCCGTTGGGCGCCGTGGCGTACACCGGCTGGGGATGGTCGGTGAACGGTTTAGTGTGTGAATACAACGCCGGCGCGGCCATTTATGCGGTGATCACCAACTCAGTGATGAACGGAATCACTTTGAGAGAAAATGGCTATAACAATTTTGGCGGATTCAACATTTTTGGAATTATAGGTTACGGAAACATCATTTCGAACGTCCGAGCGTTCCAAGAGACCAACCGCTCAACCGCTTACACCATGTCCGTTTCCGGTGGGTCCTCTCTCACTGGTGACAACACTCTCAGAAATATCGACCTTCGAGACTTAATCACGCCAGCTAGCGCATGTTTGACGACCTCGGGCAAGATAAGCCGAGAAAATGTGCGGACTAATCTTCCTTCTTCCGGCGCTTACAACGATTGTCCGCCCGTCAATCAGCCATTTGTCTATGCGTTGCTAGGAACCACGCAGACATTGACATCGAGCACCCCCGCCGCCGTGCAATTTGGCTCAACCGGGCTTATCGATGATTATGGGGTCTACAATTCCGGAACGTACAAATTTATAGGACTTCCGGCCGGACGATACAAGGTGACCTCGACCTTGGTTTTGCAGACAACAGGATCTGCCGCGACGGATTTATTTTTGTTCCCGTCCGTGAATGGCGCGACATCGGCCAGCAATCAATTTGTGGCTCACATTACACCCACGGCCGCGTCACAGAATTACACCATTTCTGCTTGTATGATTTTACCGATCACCAACGTCACCGATTACATTCAAGTAATAGCCGAATCGATCGGTCAAAACATGACGCTTGAGAATGCCTCGTGCGTCGTTTTGGAGCGATTAGGCGATTAAGGAGGTTCAAATGGGCTTTATGCACGCGGTCGAATTGGCGCTCATCACGGGCGGAACGGGCACCGCTTTGGGCTATTATTTGGGAAAAACCTTCGGCGCGTCGGTGAGTGCAGACGTAAAAACCCTGCAGAGTACGGTCGAGACGGCGGCGGCTGACTTGAAGTCAGAGGCCGCGGCGGTCGAGAAGAAGCTCTAAAGCGGTGGACCCGGCAACCCGCGCAAAGCTTGAACTGGAGCTGCGCGGCGATGAAGGCGAACGTTTAAAGGTCTATGACGATGCGACCGGACTGCCGATAGGACCCGGTAGCGTAGTCAAAGGCAATCCGTCGATCGGTGTGGGGCGAAACTTGTCAGGCCGCGGCATTTCGCGAGCCGAATCGCAAAACATGCTGGATGCCGATTGTGACCAATGTGCGGCAGATTTGTCGCCGCATTTGCCTTGGGTCACAACTCTGACAGCCGGCCGTCAGACAGTGATCTATTCCCTGTATTTCAATGTGGGGTTGGGGAATCCTTTGCGCTTCTTGAGCCGTTGGCCGCACTTTCTTGCGCAGATGCAAGCACAGCAGTGGGACCAAGCGGCCAGCAATCTGGAGACCACGCAGCCATGGGCGAGTCAAGTGGGACCGAGAGCGCACCGACTAGCAGAGCTCGTTCGCTATGGCTGACGGCAACCAAGGTCCTGAAGTCGTTGGCGACTATTGCGTGGCGCAATCGCACCAAGGTTACCGGATATATCGGCATCCTTGGGTCGACGATTCAGGTCGGCATTTTAGGCGGCCAGCATTTGCCCATGTTGCTGCTTTCTACCGCGGTAGCCCTTATTGGGCATTACAACGATCGGCATCAGGGGGAATTGTGAAAGACCGCAGAAACCCCCCGCAACAATACTCCGAGACCGTGCGCGACTTGCACGCGCTTATTCGCCGCGAAGCTTCCGACTCGAAACGAGACGCGCTGTCCGAAGATGTCGACCGCATGGCGGAACAATTGGAAAAGCAGCGGGACGCACTGACGGAGCTCAAAGTCCTAAGCGAGCGAGTCGATGGGCTGGTTTGGCTCGTTCGCGGGGTGGTGGTAGCATGTCTAATGGAAGTTATAGCCGGAGTGATCGTCGCTCTATTGGTTCACGGGCGAGGGTAAGCCCATGGAATCCAAGGAACAGATCGCGCTGCAATTGGCGGCGCTCACGTTCTTGGGAGTTATTGTTCTTGTCATTTTGGCGATCCGCCATGACCGGAAATTGAACAACCTGCCGGATGGCGGGGAGTCTTTGAAGCGCACCGTCGAGACTGAGCAGGAAGCGACCCGCCAGCACATATCGGCGGTGTTCGACTCGGTCAAGCAGGACACCACGGTGACCAAAAACCGGGTCGATCAAATGGTCTCGGTAGTGAAAAAACTTGGCCGTTTTTTTGGGATGAACATCGAATGATGATTCTTCCGTATATCAAATACATAGTGGGCGTCATCGTGATTTTGGGAGCGTTCCTGTTGGGTTATCATCAGGGCGGCCAATCGGTGAAATTGAACGACGCCAAGGCGGCGGTCAAGCAGCAGGCGCAGAATGATGCCAAACGGCAGGATGACCTCAAGGAAATCGAGATAGAACGGAGTGCGTATGCGCAATCGAGGATTGATCCTGTGCCCGCTCCTGTTGTCCGCTTGTGCAAGTACCCCGAGGCCGGACCTGTGCTTAAAGCCCCCGCCGCCGCCGGCGCCGCTCATGCAACCGCCGGCAACCGAGGATCTGATCCGCTGCCTGGTCCTGACATCGGATCCTATCTCGTGCTCGGCGCCCACCGCTGCGACGCCCAAGTGAGGGGCCTGCAGGACTACATCACGCGCGTATGTTTGGCAAAATAGGCAAAGCGAGGTCATTTCCGTGGGATGTACCCATGATCTTTTTCGCAGGCTTGATGCTTGGGATCGTTTTAGGTGGCTTGTGCGTCAAGCTTGACGCTCGAGTGCATCCACAAGTCCCCAAAATGGCCTGTGAGCGGACTGAGGCGCCCTACCCATGATCCGCTGGCCGTGGAGCAAAAAGACGCCTGAGCCTAAGATCCAGCCGTTCACGCCACCGCATTTTGATAATCAACCGGACGCGCCGAAAGTCGACGGCATAGAGGTTGAAGAGGTGGATACCAGCAATATCACGGAAACTGGCATTCACCGGCTATGGAAAGGCTTGATACCGAAGGACTGACCAGCATGGCAGGCAACAGGGCGCGGCAGTCTCCTACGCTGGTCCGGTTCAACCAGTCAGCCATGCGAGCACAAGCATGTCGGGCAATGCGGAGCAATAGCAAGCTCGCCAAAGCGTGCAAGCCATACCGTGTGGATCGCTTTTTCTGCATCTAGAGCTGCCTCAAGCTGCGCGTTGCGCCGAAGCATGCTTCTCATGATTTCGTACTCGTTGCGCACCTCCGTGGCTAGCTGAGTGTCGCCGGTGCGCTCCAGGTGCCGAACACATTCCTCGATCCAGAACAGCCAGTCGAGGCTGCGGTCGTACGCGCTCACGGGCGCACCTGGAACGTGTACCGCTCGCGCTCGGCAAGCTGCGCTTCGAGGGCAGCGATGCGGGCTAGATAAAAATCGATAGCCATACGATAAGCGTCAATTTCTCTAGCTGATTCCACGTCGTCGGACTCTAACTGCGCGATGCGGGCCACTGCGCAGCCGTGATGGGCGCGTTCTTTCCAACAATCATTCCAGTGCGTGCCAACGCTAAGATCACTCATGCTCACCTCCCCGGTCCTGCGTTGGATTCCAGCGCCTCAAATATCAGCACGGCGCGGCGCTGGGCGCTGAAATACTCATCCGGGTGCGCGATGCGATCCATCCAGCGGTACGCTAGCAGATTATGCAGCTCGTCAGAGCCGGTGGCTTCCCGCAAAATGGCTCGATGGCGTTTGCACGCCCACAACTGGTATTTGACCACTTTGCTGCATTGAGGGTGAGCCAAGCACCGATGCCACCGGCCGGCGCCGTTCTTGTGATGGCTCAAAAGGGTATCTCCGGATGCCCGAATTCCGGATCATCGCCTGCTTGCAAAATCTCACCCGTCTTGGGATCAAAGCTTTGCCCTTCCGGATGCTGCGCGTTGACCCGCTGTGAGATGGTTTGCGGCGGTCCTGAAGGCTTCGGTTGTCCGGGAGTGAGCCAAGATTGGCTTGCCTCATCCCATACGGGCGCCGGAGGACGCGAAGGAGCGGCGTTCGGGGGCGGGGCTTGGGGAGTTATCCACATCTGACGGTTTTCGTCCCATACTGGCGCTGGCGGCCTGCCAGGCGGCGCTTCACCCCAGCCCGTATGTATCTCAGGGTTCGGCGTGTAGATGATCCCGGGCGGTGTCTCGAGCTTCACCCCGCCAACCGCTTGGCCGCCGAACACCACGGTCGGATCAAAAGACAGCCGCACCCGCTTGCCCATCCACAAGTCAGAATCGGGCCCATAGGCCAATTCCAACACAGCCACCCGGCTTTTGTTCAACTGCAGGCCCTTGGCGTGATCGGAAAACCAGAGAAAGCACTTTAAGTCTTGACGAGAGCCGCGGCCCACTAGCTCCTCCGTGACGTCGGCGATCGTCAACCGCACGGGCGGCTGGCCGCGCAGGTCCGCAGCGCGCCAAAACTTCGATTTGACCATGTCACTGGTGCGCACGGTAAGCTCCTGCGCGCCGCGCCATAAAATCAACGATTTTGCCCGCGTTTTCTTCCGCCGCGATTGCCGCTTCGAGCTTCTCTCGACACCGCTCCATCAGCCAAAGACGAGCCGAATCCAAGCGATCTTCGTACCACTCGGTAAGCGCTGCCCGCCGCTCAGGGCTCACGTAGTCTCCCTGCGCCATCTCGGTGTGGAAATAATGCTGCCAGCGCAGCATCCAAGCCGCGCGCAGTTGAATGTTTCGCCATTGAATTTCGTTCATATTTGCGTCCTCAGTAAAGCGGGAATGTCGATCGAATCCAACTCATAGTCAGGCTCGCGGCGCGCGTAGATGCGGGCCAATACGCCGCCATCAGGGGCGAGTTCTGCCTCAATGTGTACGCTTCTACCGTTGGCCGCGCACCAGGCGGCTATCTCAAGCCCGCTCATGAGTTCAAAATCGGGAAAGCTCATGCGTGCCCCCGCTGTCCGCAAACATTCAATCCTTGCGGTTCAACATTCGCCCACCACAAGACAGTGCCCGACTCATCCGAAACTGTCGCACCAGAGCCGATGCCATGCAGCTCATCACAGAGCGCTTCGTAAGCGCTCCTGCGCGCGGCCATGATGCTCGGCCACCAGCTTTGCTTGATGACGGACTTATCCGCCTTGGTGACGGTCACCGTGTACCAGGCGGCGCTCATTTGGCGAGCTCCACGAAAAACGAAGCCGGAGCAAGCAACAGCCCTGATAAACCAACCAGACTCACCACCACGCCGATCATCGCTAAAGCGGTCAAACGCATGTACCTATCGAAATCCTCACAATGCTTTTTCATGACTCAATCCTCGAAGTTCAGAAATTTTAACCATCCGGCACGGGACTTTAGAGGTATGTGCATCCATTGCCCAAGAGACGTACCTCGCATCTCCGGTAATCTCTGCCGTCAGTGCCAACTCCATCGCCCGATCCGCGCGGCACGCCGCGTGCTCGCAGAACCATACCTCACTCACGGCCGCCACTTCTCAAGTGTCTCGGCAAACTCGATAGCCTCAAACCAAGTGTCAAAAGCACCGAACTCCGGATGCTCTCGGCCATGCTGATCAATCAGCACAAAAGAATGCGCCTGAAACAACGTGCCCTTCACGGCGCGGTACTTACAGGCGGCAAGTTCTGCGAAATTAGGGACATAGTCAACGTTTTGCATGTGTGTCACTCCGTAATATTAATTGCTACTAATCGTTCAGTTCTTTGATCCAGTAAGATTAGTTTAGCGATAGACGCATTTTGCGTCAACTCAAAATGCGTTGACTGTGTCTCATTTTAGATATAGAGTTTCTCCCCATGAGCAAAAAGACACCGCGAGATGCGCTTGAGAAAGCGATTCAGGCGTTGGGCGGGTTTGTGGCCGCCTGTGACAAGCTGTGTGTCGCTCAGTCGACTTTGGGCTCGTGGCGAGCTCGTGGCGTTCCGGTGCGTAAGGTGCTCGTCATTGAGCGCCTTACCGGAGTCAGCCGGCACGATTTAAGGCCGGATATTTATCCCAATCATTAGGAGAGTAACGTGGTTAAAGCAAAGAGAGTGGAACAGCCGACAAAATTGGACGGCGATTTAAAAATCATTATTTTGGATCGCGGCTGGGTTTTCATTGGGTTCATTAAAAAGTCGGTCGACGATTTCTTTTTCATCGAACGTGCGCATTGCATACGTTTTTGGGGAACCACGGACGGGATAGGACAGCTCGCTTTATCCGGTCCCACAGAGAAAACCAAGCTTGATCGCGCCGGCACCGTAACAGTACCTCGGCACGCCTTAATCGCAGCATTGGATGTTGATCCGAAGAACTGGGTCGACATGTTCGCCGTTTCATGAACGCAAGCAAATTGCCAATTACAGCGTACGGGGACGGGGACTGGTCCGGGTCCGGGTCCGGCGACGGGTACTGGTTCGCGTGGTATGGGCACGGGGACGGGTATGGGTATGGGTACGGGGACGGGTACGGGGACGGGTCCGGGTCCGGGTCCGGGTCCGGGTACTGGTCGTCCGGGTCCGGGTCCGCGTGGTATGGGTACGCGGACGGGTCCGGTTCCGGGTACGGGTATGGATCTAGTTACCCTGGTCAAACCAGTTGACAGAATGAGCCTACATGGTCCATAAACGCAGAAGCCCCGCAAGGGGCCTCTGGTGCGAGATGTCAGTCTCGACTCCCGGAATTGCGGAGAAGGCGCTATTCGGTGCAATCATTGTTACCGAAAAAGCCTCAAGAAATCCAGCTATTCCTGCAGTCGGCGCCCTCTTACACCCGTCTGAGGCACGAAAGATGACGGCTGAAACCGGCCTGACCCTCAAGAAACGGTTACCCGGGCAACGCTGTGCCACTTGCGACCCGGCCCTCACTGGGGCGTCCAAACGATGGACGAGGGGACCCGAGTACACCTGCTTGGTAGCACCAAGAGGGGGAAAGGGCTGGAGTTCTGCGCAAAATCTGGGAAATCACATGAACTCGATCAAATTGCCAATTACAGCGTACGGGGACGGGTACGGCTACGCGGGGTACGGGTACGCGGGGTCCGGGGACGGGTACGGGTACGGGTCCGGGGACGGGACCGGGGACGGGTCCGGGTACTGGTCGTCCGGGTCCGGGTCCGCGTGGTATGGGTACGCGGACGGGTCCGGGACCGGGGACGGGTACGGGTACGGGTCCGGGTACGGGTCCGGGTACGGGTACGGGTCAGGGTACGGGTCAGGGTACGGGGACGGGGACTTATGTAGTTACCCGGGTCAAACCAGTTGAGAGAAAATCTGGGAAATCACATGAACTCAAGCAAATTGCCAATTGCAGCGTACGGGGACGGGTACGGGTACGGGTCAGGGTACGGGGACGGGTACGGGTACGGGTACGGGTACGGGTACGGGTACGGGTACGGGTCAGGGGACGGGTACGGGGACGGGTCCGGGTCCGGGTCCGGGTCCGGGTACTGGTCGTCCGGGTCCGGGGAAGGGTATGGGTACGGGTATGGGTACGGGGGGTCCGGGTCCGGGTACGGGTACGGGTCAGGGTACGGGGACGGGGACTTATGTAGTTACCCGGGTCAAACCAGTTGAGAGAATCACATGGATACGCTGGAACAAGTCAGAGCGAAGATCAGGAAAAACTTCCCGAAAGAGCGCACAACGTTGCGCTGGAAAAAAGTTACCGAGCATAGAATTGAGTCGCACTGCGACACATTCGTAATTGATCGCCATGGCGAGGGCGATGCCACTCGCTACACGGCCAAGCGCAAGCCCGACACGGTGATAGGTCACCGTCTGTTGACTGCAGATAAAGCTAAAGAGATATGCGAACAGCACGCTCGCCCCCTGCCCTTGGAGTCAAAAGCATGAGTGACGAATACAAGCCCTGTGATTGGTGCGGCTTACCGTTTATGCACAATCCAGAATACCCGGCTCCGGCGCCGCTCTGCGCGTGCTCGATTTTCGAGCAAACGAGAACCGAAGCAAAGCTTTACGCCATTCGGTTGATCGTTCGGGAGGAGCTCGGCCGCTATTTCAGCGGAATTGCGAAGGATAGCAACGAATGACCGAGCGGATGACGGTGGCAGAATTTCATGCGTCAAGGCTCAAAAGAGCCAAAAAGTATCGCAATCAGCCCACCTATATCGACGGTCAGCGATTTGATTCAAAGCTCGAGGCGGATCGGTATTACTCACTCAAGAATTATTGGCGTTTGGGCATGATTAGGTGGTTTACCCGCCAAGTCCCGTTTCGCTTGCCGGGTGACATTACCTACCGAGCCGACTTTCTGGTGGTTTGGGCGCGGCTCAAGGACCCTGTAAGCGTAGAGGATTGCAAAGGGGTCATGACCCAAGTTAGCCTTAACAAAATCAAGCAAGTAGAGGAAATTTACGGATTCAAGGTCGATATCATCACACGGTCAAAAGGAACCAAAAATGGAAGAAAAACCCAAAGCAAAAAGACAGCAGCAAGTCAGGCTTGAGAAATTGGACGCGGATGCGCTTAGAAAGCTATCAAGAATCTCAGGCATTGAAATCCCCTATCTCCTTCGAGAGGCGGTGCAGCTGGTGATTGGCGTGCATGCCGCTAAGGAGCAGCAGAAATGAGCGCTAGAACACGCTGGTCCCTCCAATCAAGGCTAAAGTCCAAGTATTGTGGTACAACCCATGGAAGCGGGCCCGGGCTCGTCAAAAAATTGGGACTTTTGGAATCAATGCCACCGCCCAATGACATGGCAGTTTTTGTCGACATTTATGGAACGTTGGTCGAAGACCGACCTCCGCGCCCGTCGACCGTAGATGAGATTCGGGTCATTCCTTGGGTGCCAGGTGCTATTGACGCGCTCAGGCGCTTTGAGTCCATCGGCTATCAACCGCACGTCATTCTGAACGATGAGAAGGTGCACGGCCAATTTGTCGATCTATTCACACTTTCCGATATGCACTTAGCGCTTTATTACCGCGCCAAGGCTTTAGGCGCCCGGCTTACGAGTTTTAAGACCTGCCAGCATGAGGCCCATGAAGGGTGCGTCTGCCGTGCGCCTCGTCCTGGGCTCCTGCAGCAGATTGCAAAGCGCTATATGCTTAACTTGTCCAACTGCATTGTGGTCTCGAAGGACCCCGCCGTGGTTCAATCCGGTTTTGTCGCTGGATGTCGATCCTATTTGCTCGACACTTGGGATACTTTGGATCTGGATCACCCAGTTACGGCAATGGAGGCGATTGAATGAAACAGCCGGGTGACATGCAATTGACCTCTGCAACTCAGCAAACTAATGTCGTTGAGCGTATGGCGGCGGAGTTTCTCGCATCCACCGCTTTGTCGCGGGTGCAACAGGATATTGGCTCAATACAGAGCGATTTCCGTGGGTTCAAGGAAAATATCGCCAAACTGAATGCAGAGTTGGGTGAGTTCCGAGATAAGGGTATAGATCCGATACGCCGCGAGCTTGAATATCAGCGCTACACCATGGGCGCGCGGTCAGAGGGGGTAATCGCCAACTTGGAAAAGCTGGTTCATCATTTGGCCGAGCAGATCCAGCTAGTCCTCAAAGCTCGAGGGATCGACCCACACAAGTCAGACACCCAGGGCGATACCGCGCTTGATCGGTTAGGCATCGCGCCGACTGCCCCGTCCGATAGAGAATTGGAGGCCGTGCGGCACAAGGATTCGATAATTCAAGAGCAGCTTGACAGCCAAGCGGACACGATCGCTCAGCTGCGCGCCCAAGTTCAAAGTATGCGAGAGCAATTCGCGTCTCGACTAATAGGAGAGAAATCGTGAAAAAGAGAGAAATGCACGTTATGGGCCACCGAGGCTGTCACAAGTGCGCGCCGAAAGATTGGCGTGATGTTGAGAACTTGACCGGCGATTATGACCTCGATGCGACCATTGAGCATCGTGGCAATTCCGATATGCCAAACCGTTTGGCGATGTATACCAAAAGGGACGCTTACGGGCAGCGGACTGCCTATAACGGGTATCGCGCCCAGTTAGACTAATTTCCCCTTCATAAAGGTGTCTCGCAACCCCCACAAGCCGACGTTGGCCACCCGCAAATTGGTCAAAAAGGTGGCTGGCCACGGCATTCCGCACGAAACGATTGCCATCCTCGTGGGGGTCAAGGACGACAAAACCTTGCGCAAGTGGTATCGGAAGGAGCTTGACGAGGGTCGAGCAGTTGCGCACGCCAAGATCGGCGGCAAGGCGTTTCAGAGAGCCATGAAGGGCTCCGATACGATGCTCATCTGGTATACCAAGACGCAGATGAGGTGGAAGGAGGAGCGCAGTCTTGAACTCAGCGGCCCAGGCGGCGCCCCGATCGCCCTTGAATCGAACTCCGAGCCCGAGCTCCTCGGCGCCTATATCGAACGCCAAGCCCGCATCGCCGCGGAACGACGTGCTCATAACGGACCTGATCAAGCTGTGGGTGGAGACGGATCAGAAATTCAAAAACCTGAAGGCGGTCAGGACCCTAGCGAAGTATGACCGCTATTACCTGCTGGTCAGGGTGTTAGGCCGCTTAGACTGTCTTCACGATTGGATTTATGCCCGCTGCCGCGAAGTAGAGGCAGCACCCGATGACCGCATCGACTTGTGGGCTAGAGAGCATTACAAGTCCACCATCATCACATTCGCCGGCATCATCCAAGAGATTCTTCGGAATCCCGAACTGACCATCGGGGTATTCAGCCACACCAAACCGATCGCTGAAAAATTCGTGACGCAAATAAAACTGGAGTTTGAGCGCAACGAAATACTAAAAGCCGCTTTTCCAGACATCCTCTACGAAAACCCGAGTCACCAGGCCGAGCGCTGGAGCGTTCAAAAGGGACTTACGGTGAAGCGCCAAGGAAACCCCAAAGAAGGCACACTTGAGGCTTGGGGTTTGGTCGAGGGGACGCCCGTTGGTGCCCACTTTGCATTACGGGTGTACGACGACGTAGTCGTTCCAGAATCGGTGACCACGCCCGATCAAATCATGAAAACGACCGAAGGATGGTCGATGTCATCGAACCTGGGCGCTGCCGGCGGGCGGGTTTGGTACATCGGCACCCGCTATCACTTTGCCGACACATACCAGGAAATTATGGACAGGAAGGCGGCAATCCCACGGATTTACCCGGCGACTTCCAACGGTTTAAAAGACGGCCCACCAGTGCTTTTTAGCGAGCGCGAATGGGACAAGCGCAAACTCAACATGCTGGACTCGACCTTGGCGTGCCAAATGCTACTGAACCCGTTGGCGGGCTCACAGCGGATGTTCAATACCCAAGATTTACAAGTTTACGAAGTCAGGCCGCGCACCCTGCAGTGTTATTTGCTGTGCGATCCTGCGCGGAGCAAAAAGAAATCAAGTGCCAATACCGCCATGGTGGTGATTGGCATCGACGCTGCGGGCAACAAATACTTGGTCGATGGCTATGATCACAAAATGGATCTGATGGAGCGCTGGCAGCGGTTCTCGGAGCTTTACGACAAATGGATTCGTGCGCCTGGCGTGGTGGGCGTGATTGCGGGTTACGAAAGTTTCGGCGCGCGCGCCGATTTGGACTATTTTCACGAGCGTCAACGTTTGGAGGGCAACCACTTCGAGATTATTGAGCTTGAGTGGCCGGAGTCAGGCGAAGTCGGCAAAGATGACCGCGTACAGCGATTGGTGCCGGACATAAAAGGACATCGGTTCTACCTGCCTTACCCCACCGAGGATGACCGGCTGACCCGTCTGCAGCGCTCCATGGTGGGCGCCGGATACGAATACCGCATTGCTCGACCGATCAGGCGCTTGGACGAGGAAAACCGGATCTATGACGTTTCCGAGCGATTGAGGATACAGTTCTCACTGTATCCCTTTGGTGGGCGAAAGGATTTGATTGATGCCACCTCCCGAATATACGATGCTCATCCAATAGCACCGGAGGCGATCGATCAGCAGTCCCTCGAACCGGATATAGTGTGAATGGAAGATTCTCCAAGGAGGAAGGAACAGTGGTCAGACGCCGCATACGGGTCAAGCCCCTCATGGAGTTTAAGACCTGGTGGGCGCGCGAGATGCGCCGCTTTGGAGTGACGGGTGAGCCAGCTGACCCCCCTCGAGCTAGATCAACTGCTTATGACGGTTCAGAAGCGCTGCGATCCGCGGACCATAAACCAACTCCAACGCCTTTTGAGCGAAAACCGTGAGCTTCGAGACCAACACGCTGAACGACAATTCATGTACGATTTAGATCCCTCGGAGAGCTAGCCAATGCCGCTGCCACCATTGTCCCCCACACTCGGCCGCCAGGTCACCACACGTCAATTTAGCCTCCAGGAAATGGTTGAACGCGAGTGGGGCTCCGCGTTCAACGCTCCCGATCATGCCATTTATGTGTTTGGCGGCGGGGTCCGCAAGTTTGATTCCACCGACATCGGCACCACCGGGATATATCAGCGCCCAGGCTATGTGCCGCCCGAGGGTTATCCGGAGTAGTTTTGTGAGCCAGATAGTTCACATCGTCGCGGGGAATGACGATGAGGCTCAGGACCTCGCGATCGCCAAGGCCATTAGTGTTGAGCTTGAACGGCATTACCCCGGGCATTACTGGATGATTGGCTTTCGCGACCACAATTTGATCGTCACTCACGTGGGAATAGCCAACGCGGTGACGGTTGCGACGGGCAAGGAAGGCTTCTGCAGCCTGCTGCCGCGCGACAAGATCGGCACGGTCCAAGAAGCCTGTGCCACGGCGGTGCGGTTTGCAGGGGCGCTGTTAGAGGCTTTCAAGCTGCCTCGCGGTGCGGCGGCCGAGGATGTGTATCCAAGCATTCCGCAGGACCTTTACCAAACGATCAAGCGCGGTCAGCAGATTCGCGGCATGGGTCAAGCATGAAGGGGAACTCATCCATCCCCCGCGGTTTTAGTCGTGAGTCACCGCGCATGCAAAGAAACCGCGACCGCCGGCGGCGTCGTTTTGTTCTCTTTTCCCGACGCGTGGCCGGCACCAGTTAATGGCTCGCCCTTCAGTTCCATGGCGCACCCAGCCGCCTGCTGTGGAAGATCCCCCTGAAGGGCGAGCCCCTTTGGATTACATGGCCGACGAGCGCGAGTCGACCGGCTCGCAGGTCATTGGCTTAGGCGAATGGGCGGGTGGCGCAGAGCAGCCGCACCTTGATGAAAATTCCATTTCTCGAGATAACCCGGGCTCAGGCCCAGGCAATCGGCCGCCTGGGGACGAAGAAGACGGCGAGGGCATGGAGGATGACACGGCGGATGATGAGCTGCCCGATTTTGCCGACATAGGGCGCAAAGCGTTTCACGCATCTTCGTCTTACTTCGACATGAATTACCGAAAGGACTTGGACAATTCTTTAAGGGCGTTTAACAATCAGCACGCTTCCGACAGCAAGTACAACAGCGAAACTTTCAACAAACGCTCGAAGCTTTACCGGCCAAAGACACGCACAATTATGCGCAAAAACGAGGCAGCATTGGCTGCGGCGCTGTTTTCGAATCTTGATTTGATCGAAACGCAGGCGGTTGATGGGTCGAACAAGGAAGAGTTGGTGAGCGCCGAGGTCATGAAGGAAGTTTTGCAGCAGCGCCTGACCGTATCAATTCCTTGGTTCCAGTTTTCGATCGGCGGCTTTCAGGATGCGATGGCGCAGGGTATTGCGATAGCCAAAATTTACTGGTGCCACCGAGGGATTACGCGCCGCGACGGCAAATACCATGTGAAAGAAGATCGTCCGGTCATGGAATTGATCCCAATCGAGAACTTCCGCTTTGACCCTTCAGCCTCTTGGGTGGACCCCGTGGGCACCAGCCCGTACCTCATCGAACAGATTCCGATGTACATCGGTGAGGTCATGGAGCGGATGGAGAACGATGATCCCAAGGGCAAGCGCTGGAAGCGCCTGACCATGGATCAGATGATGATGGCGCGGGAGAATGCGGATGATTCTACCCGCTCGGCGCGCACCAATCAGAACCAGGACGCGAGCCAGCAAGACCGCATGGTGGATGATTACGACATCGTGTGGGTGCATCGACACATACACCGTTACCGAGGAGAAGATTTCGAGTTTTACATGCTGGCCTCCAAGTATATGCTTACCGACCCTGAACCTTTGGTTGCGAACGTGTGGCACGGCGATCGCGACTATGTGGTGGGATCTTGGACCGTTGAGACCCACAAAGCGGTGCCGTCCTCGCTGCCCACCTTGACTCGAGGCTTGCAGGAAGAGACGAACGACATCCAGAATCAGCGGTCAGACAATGTGAAGCTGGTGCTCAATAAGCGCTGGTTCGCCAAGCGCTCGGCCAATGTCGACACCACCAGTCTCGTGCGCAACGTCCCCGGCGGGGTGACGATGGTCAATGACCCTGAAAAGGACGTAAAAGAGGTCAGCTGGCCGGATGTGACGCAATCGGCCTATGAGGAGCAGTCGCGGGTTGATGCCGACTTCGACAGCTTGGTAGGCAATTTCAATCCAATGGCATTAGGTCCTGGCGGCCGAAATCCTCGGGAGTCATTCCGAACGATGAACGCGGTTCAGTCGCCGGCGCTCATGATGACCGAATTCGCGCTCATGACTTACTGCCAAACCTTTTTGCTGCCTTGTCTGCGTCAGTTGGTGCTTTTAGAGCAATACTACGAATCAGACATGGTCTTGTTGTCGGTCGCCGGCCAGAAAGCCAAGATCGCGCAACGCTTTGGGGTCGATGAAGTCACCGATGCGATTCTTGAGAAACGCATTGCGGTGAATATCAACATCGGGATGGGAGCCACCGACCCCGTTATGAAGATGCAGCGCTTTTCTTCGGCCATCCACACGTATGCGGAGGTGTGCGCCAAGCCGCCGCCGGGTGTGGATTTGAAGGAGGTGGGCAAGGAATTCATGGCACTCGCGGGCTATCAGGACGGCCAGCGCTTCTTCAACGCCGACGATCCGGACAAGATTAAGATGCAGCAAATGCTCGCGCTAATGCAGAAAAAGCTCGCCAAGCTAGAACTCGAAAAAGCCAACCGGCACGAAGCGAACGTGGTGCGCCTGCAGACGGCGCGCGAGGCCAACCTCACCAAGATCATCACCACCGACAAGCAGCACCAGAAGGATGGTAAACACCTTCTCGTCGGGCATTTGATGGAAATGGAGAAAATGGATCGCCAGAAGGAAGCAGCGCGCGAGCAAGCCGAGATGCAGGGCGAGCAGGCCTTGAACCAGCAGTCCCAGGCGCAAGCCGGCCAGATGGCTTTACAGGCGGCCAAACCCAGCCCCAACGTACCAGGCCCGAGCGCGCCGCCGCCGGCCGGTGGTAAGGTGGCGTGACCGAACGCGACCAGCAAATGGAACTCGTGACCTTTGGCAAGGAAGTCGAGTATTTCATTAACGAAGACCGCATTGGCAAGTACCTCATGGACTGCGCGATTCTCGACATGAGCGAGGCGGCCGAAGCCATGGCATCCTGCGATGCAGCAGATACGGTGGCGATGCAACGCAGCCAGATCAAGTTCAAAGTCGCTCAGTCAGTGCGTCAGTGGCTCGCCGATGCGGTGTCTCGCGGCATGGAGGCGCGCACCATCATCGAGCAGGAAGAATCTTGATGGCCGAAATAATCGAATTCCCGAAAAAGCCCCCGGCGCCCGCGGCGGATGGGGAAGATGTGTATGTGTGTCCCTGCGGGTCGATGCACTTCCAATTGAGCCCAAATGGGCAGGTAGTGTGCATGGCGTGCCAGTATCAGCACACGACGCTTAAGATTGTATGGTTGCCTGAGCATCCGCCGAAGCGCGCGAAACGCAAAGAGGAGTTGAACTAATGGACCCGAAGGAAGAGGCGGAGCTTAAGGAAGCGCAGAAGAAGGCGGCGGCGGCCAATGGCGCACGCAATTCCGAGCAGCTTTCGGTGCGCGAGCAGATCGCGCGCAACATGGATGCCCGCCGCTCGGCTGAGTTGGAAGACACTGCGGATGGCGCACAGCCAACGGGACGGTTTGCGGAAGGGGAATTTGACGACAGCCCCGAGGCTCGAGAGCGGGCCGCCGAGATTGCCGATCGGGAGGCTGAGGAGGCTTTGGCCGAAGAGCGTCAAGCGGCGGATGCCGCCCAAGAGCGCCGCGCGCGCGAGCTGCAGGCAGAAGGGGCGGATGATCAGGGTCAGCCCTCATCAGGAGCAGAGTCGCAAGCGGGCGATGAGAAGGTGATCGGCGGGGTGCGGTATTACCTCACCATCGTCAACGGAAAGGAGAAATGGCTCACGCTTGAGCAATTAAGGGCGGCTGCGCAGAAGACTGATGCCGCCGATGTGGCTTTACAACGCGCGCAAGAGGCGGTACAAAAGGCTACGCAGCTGGCGCTTGGTCCCCAAACGCCCAGCGAGCTCGGACAAGACGAGCTTGAGGATGTCATCGCCTCAGCGGCTTTAGGTGACAGTGATGCAGTCAAAAAGCTGGCATCTGTCTTAAAGTCTCGGCCATCCGCCACTCCCGCGGACGTTGGGCGACAGGTCGAACAGCAACTGGCAACACAGCGCGCAATCGATCAAGCCGAGCGAGAGCAGGCTGAGATTTTGAGGCACGCATCTTTGAGCAAGTACTTCCGAGTGCGTTTATCGCAGTTGGCTCAATCGGAGCCTGACCTGCAAATAATCGACGCATACCGGAAGATTGGCTCGGAGATACGCCAGGAGTTCGCTCCAATGCTTCGACAATCCCAGGAAACCCCGCCCTCTAAGGAAGAACGAAAGCGCAGTCTTTCGCCTCCGCCGCGCGCCGCCAGTCGTGCTGTGCGAGTGGATCCGGAAGACGATGAAGAGGAGTCGCCTAGCGCGGTGGCTGATCGAATGGCGAAAGCCAGGGGACAGCAGCGGGCTATCCGACACGGTCGCATACCAGGTTAACGGGAGCGCGCTCAATGTGTCGCTCCTTTGGGAGTGATACATGGCGGGTCAAGTTTGGTCGGTTAATACTTTAGGCGGTTATTTCTACGCCCGCCAATTGTCTAACGTGTTGCGCATGAATGTGCAGCCGTTGGTCAAATTTCGCCAGTTTGCGGATGTACACGACATCTCGCAACAGGGCAAAAAGAAGGGTGATACGTTCACCTGGGACGTGGTGTCCGATGTAGCGCAAGTGGGCTCGGTGCTCATCGAAACCAACACCATGCCCGAGACCAACTTGACGATCACGCAGGGCACTCTGACCATCACCGAGGCCGGCAACTCAATCCCCTACTCCGGAAAACTCGACAATCTGTCGAAGTTTCCCGTCGAAGACATCATCAAGAAGGGATTGAAAAACGACACAGTCAAAACCTTGGATCGCATGGTGTGGGGGCAGTTCAACCAGACGTTGATACGAGTTATTCCGGTGGGCGGAACCTCCGCGAGCGCCATCACGCTCTACACCAACGGGACGGTCACCGGCACCAACTCGATCGCTTACTCCAACGCCCACGCCAAAGCGGTGGTCGATGCGATGAAAGAGCGCAACATCCCCGCATATATAGCTGATGACTACTACGCCCTGGCGTGGCCTACGACGCTCAGAACCTTCAAGAACACCTTGGAAGGCATCCATCAATACAGCGATACGGGTTTTAACCTCATCATGAACGGTGAGATTGGCCGCTACGAAAACGTCCGCTATATCGAACAGACCAACATCGCCAAGGGCATTGGTTCGACGGGTATTGCGACCGCTAGTGGCGGCGACATGGTGCAGTGGACCAACGGTCAATCGGACTGGATTTTCTTTTTCGGCAATGACACGGTTGCTGAGGGCATTGCTGTGCCTGAGGAAATGCGCGGCAAAATTCCGACCGACTTCGGCCGGTCGAAAGGAATCGCGTGGTATTACTTGGGAGGTTACGGCATCGTTCACACGATCGCGATCAATACGCGCATCGTGAAGTGGGACAGCGCGGCCTGATGAGAAGCAAGGGCGAATGTGAGGACTCGGTGGCCTACCCGGCCTCACACCCGCCCCGCTGAACCCCGGCCGGATCAGGTTCAAGGAATCAGGCCAGGGCTGTGTGAATGATAGCAAAGAACATCCGCGCTACCGTACGGTAGCGCACATAGCCTGGCCCGGGGGTCAATCTCCCCGGGTGCTGAGAAAGGCACCCTAGAGCGAGAGACCGCGGAGCAGTCGATGTCTATAAACAACACGGTTCGCCAAGTCGCCTATGACAATCCCTCAGCCATCACGCGCCAAGTCGCGCAGCTGACGGCCAACACCGCAGGATCTGGTTCGCTCAGCGGAAAGTTCTACGCCTGGGCCGCGCTCACCGTCTATGGAGTGACTTTTGCCACCGTCACGGCCGGCACGTCGACCTATACTGCATCCGGAACGGCGACCTCTCCTGCAACCCAGTTCAGTTTGATTTACATTACGAACACCAACACCACCGGGACCGCGGTGACCTTGGGCACCAGCACGATCGGGCCGTTCACGGTGGGTGGCACCGGCGCGCTCGGCAGCAACGTCGGAAGCCTGTTGGGCTTCGGCGGCGGTGTCGCCGGCGGCTACACCGGCCCATACGCTTTCAACACCCTGGGCGGCACCAACACGACCTTGGCTTGGGGCACGCAGACCTTTACATCGTCGGGATATCCTGGTGGTCAGGGCATTGGTTTGGGCGGGTTGCCGGTCAATCCCGGTGATGTGCTCTATTTTGTGGGCGGCACGGATGCAACCGCATCGGTGGTGCCGATCCTTCAGTATTCGCTGCAGGGCGTCAGCGGCAACATTGTCGCCTAAGGGGTTTCCATGGCACTTCTCGCTCGAGTCGCGCAAGACCCTTCCTTCGTTACCCGCCAAGCGGCTTTTTTAGGCGCGACCGCAGCGGGTTCGGCCGGCGTCACGTCGAAGTTTGTGGCGCATGCGGCGTTGCTTCTTTTCAGCCTGAATACGTATCAAACCGTGCTAGGGACCTCGACCTACACCCAAACGGTAGGAGGCACGGCGACCGGCACCGCAACCTTGTCGGGCCAGCAGCTTTCCCTCATCGTAATTCAGAACACCTCAACCACTTCGACGGTGGCCTTGTCGACTGCCACGGTGGGCCCATTCCTCGCAGGAGGTCAGGGTACTGCCGCCCAGGTCGGTGGAGCTAATCAATTTGCGCTCAACACCACGGCGGGCACGGCCGGGTATGGTGGATATCCCATACCGCAGGGCTCCCAGTTTTATGTAGTGTCGGGCACCGATGCGACGGCGGTCAATTTGGTCACCGTCGATTACCAAGTTCAGTCTCAAGCACCTCTCACGGTTTAGGAGCACGCGATGGCGAAATTGACTCAGAACGGCAAGCAGTGGGAGACCCCGCAGATTGTCCCCAATCAGTCGGCGACCGAGTTCTACGGTGGCACCGCTCCGGACATGACCGATGTAATAAGGTCGGCGAATGCCCGCGGCCAGATGCGCCACGAGATGAAGGGCGGTCATTTGGCCGATACTGACGTGCTCCCGGATTCGGCCGAAATGCTCGGCAACGAGATGGTCGGCATCATGGATTCTGGATATCTCGCCAAGAAGAATCTCGAGTTCGGCGTAAACGCGCTTTACAACTCGCTACCTCCTGGCATGGACATCGAAGATCAGGAAAACTGCGACATTCGGCAAATGACCATGCGCACTTACGAGGGCGGTGTGTCGTTTCCCGGCGATGGGTGGGTCAAGCGAGTTCGCGGTGAGCAAATGCCCATGAAGAAAGACATGGGACGCCCGGGCATGACCAATTACAAGCAGAATGGGTCACTGAACCCCAAAAATCCAAAGTAAGGAGCGATTTTGTCAAAGATCGTTCAAGAAAAGTTCCAGGTAAACTATCCGTCGCAGGATAACGATGATGCGAGCGATCGCGATCACGCCGGCGGCGGGTGGGTGACTGATGCCGAGGCGCGGGCGAAGAAGAACACACCCGGGCGTGAAGGATTGCCCGGTGGTGATCCAAATTCGAGGTTTTTGAACAACGCCCGGTTCTATCAGTCGCTGCCTCCCGGCATGGACATTGAAGACCAGGAGATGTGCGACATCCGTAAGATGTCGATCAACACCGCCGGCAATTTGGGCGATGAACTCGCCCGCGGCGACCGCACCCAGGACTTAAGCTCCCGGGTGCTCAGTCGAGGGTTTGATCGCAAAATGTTGAGGCCCACGGACGATATGTACACCAGAGAACACAACGATGCCTTCTATGACACGGTCGAAGTCGACGGTGTGGAAGGCTTCGTTGAGCGCAACAACATGCTTGATCGGATGTGAGCGATGGCGGTCCCATCGGGTAACACGCCCGCGCCGATTTCAGCCTATTTGATCGATCCGGCGAACGGCCAGCCGTACAAATACGGCAGCGCCGATACGCCTTCTCCTAAACTGCCGTCAGGCAATATCTCAGCGCCTAAATCGGTGGTGGCGATCAATCCCACGACCGGGAATCAGTACAAGCCATGACCGTGGTTTCGGGCAACTCTGCGGCGCCCATCTCAATTGTGTTGATCGATCCGGCCACCGGCCTGCAATACGCAGCGTCTGGTGGCTCAGGGTCAATCAGCACGATCACGAGCTCGGGCAGCACGGTCACAGTCACCAACGGCACCGGGCCCACCACCGACTTGGAAATCACCGCCGGCAACATCCAGGCCGCGCTCATGGCGGGCACTGGAGCTTCGACCGCAGCTGCGCCGGGCGCCATTTCTGCGGTGGACGTGCAAACGTTCACTAGCAGCGGCACGTGGACTGAGGTCGGCTCACCGAAAATTATTCGTTTGATTATATGGGGTGGTGGTGGTGGTGGTGGTTCCGGTGCGATAACTGCGTCTGGAGTTGCGTCAAGCGGTGGCGGCGGGGGTGGTGGCGCTGGATATAACGACTTTATTTTATCCTTTTCCTCTTTTCCTAGCCCCCAAACGATAACCGTTGGCGCGGCAGGGGCTGGTGGCGCGGGGATTACCAGCGCCGGGGCCGGGAACAACGGCACCGCGGGCGGCGCTTCCACTGCTGGAATTTTTTCCGTGTACGGTGGCGGGGCGGGGGCTGGCGGGCAAATCTCGGCCAACTCTGGTGGTGGTGCGGGTGGTTCACCACAAAATACGGGGAGTAACGCATCTGGAAGTTCGGGAGGAGCCGCTGGTTACGGCAGCGGTTCGGGGGGTAGCGGTACTACGGGCACAAGCGGACTTGCCATTTTCCCAGGTAGCGGAGGCGCAGGCGGACTTAACGGGGGCGCAGGTATTCAGGCCGCTAACGGTAGTTATTTCAACGTTACAGGTGGCGGTTCGGGTGGCGGTATTTCTACAGCTCCAACGGCATTTGCCGGTGGCAGAGGTGGATTACTCCTATTATATTCAAATAATGGTGGTACTGGCGGTGCGATAGGGTCAAACGGAGGCAGCGGAAATACAGGAAGCATTCCCGCGTATTCTCCGGGCTATGGTTCCGGTGGGGGTGGTAGCTCAATAACAGGAAACGGTGGTAGCGGAGGGGTAGGAATTAACGGGTCAGGTGGCGGTGGTGGTGGTTCGGCACTAGCTACAAATACTAGCGGTGCTGGCGGTAACGGTAGCGGCGGCCAAGTCACCATAATTGCCTACTACTGAGGAAAACCCATGGTACTTCAACCTTACGCAGTAATAGATCCAAGCGGCAACGTGCTTAATGTAGTGCTGTGGGACAACGTTTCCACTTACAACGTCGCACCGAACATTTTGGTATCTGCACTCAACCAGCCTAACGCGCAAACGGGAGGCACATATTCGGGCGGCGTGTTTACGGCGCCCGCTCCCGCAACCCCAGCACCAGGCATTTTCATCATCGATTCGCCCACCTCCGGATCGACTTTCAACGTGCCATCGCCGGTTGGCCAAGGCTATCGGAAGCTGTACCTTTGGCTGTCCCCGTCTGCCGCTCTGGCGACGCTCACGTTGGTTTTCCCATCCGCACCGCAAGACGGTGATGACTACTATCTCAAATCCCAGTTTGCAATTACCGCTCTGACGCTTACACTTCCGACCGGAACACGGTTGTTCAATTTTTCAAGTCCTGCAGCGATTGCCGCTCAGACGGGATATCACATCACGTACAGCGCGCAGCAATCGGCTTGGTTTCTGTTTTAGGAAGGCCGACATGAAGAAGAAATCGTACGGGCCCATCTCAAAGCTCAAAGATGGCAAAGTCATTTCCGAGCCTGCTGGCCGACTAAAGCAGAGCGGCAAGCAGTATGAAACGCCGCAGATGCGAAAGCCCATGCCCTACAAGAGGCCTGGCAAGAGCACCGAATCGTGACCGATCCGCAAGATTTGGAACGCTTGGACCGCGTCCGATTGCTGGTCGTCGCCCTTCTGCATTCGGACGTATGGATGACGATCAATTGGGGCAGAACCAATATCGTGGCCGAAGCCGCGATGCTTGACCACTTGATCCAATCGAGTACATTCGCGGTTGATCCAAAGCCGCAGGAGCAGAGTAATGGCGAACCCCCCGCAGAAGCCTAACCAGACGCTTTCCACCGCTCCAATGGGTTCTGGAGAATTGGCAGAGGCGCTGGCCGAGAAAGACGACTTGGCGAGCGAGAATGCGCTCTTGAAAGCGCGCTTGGCGGCCATTGACGCCGAGCTCGCGGCGACCCGCAAGCGCGCCGCCGCTTTGCCCGCAGAACCGAACCGCGGCAAGGTCGACGAAGACAATAACCCAATTTTTGATGAGACCGAGCCTTATGGTCTATGCGTGGGCGACCATGACGCCGCCTATGTGCAGAACGGTCACCAGTTTGGCCGCGACAAGCGCTACCTGCGCGAAGAGCCGAAAGGTTCTCCCAAGGCATTCAACCCGAAACTTGTTGGAATTGTGAAGGGCGCGAACCCGAAACCCGCTTAAAGGATGCTGCCCGATGGTATGGAAGATCGACGGGCCCTTGGGGAACGAATCGGGCAAGATCAAGTGGGAGATCGTCAAGTGGACTCGCGGCCGAGGACTCGACTTAGGTTGCGGGATGCAGAAGACCTTTCCGCATTTTATTGGTGTGGATAGCGGCAAAGATCGAGCTCTTTTCAACCATCCGGTGAATGCTGATATTTGGGTCGAATCGGCCGCAGATTTGCCCATGTTTGCGTCGGGTTCCATGGATTTCGTGTTCTCGAGCCACCTCCTTGAGCACATACCGCTGGAGCGTTTGGAACCTAAAAAAGATGCAGATCCCGTCAAGCGCGCGCTCGCCGAGCGGATGATCGTTGAGAAGCACACCGCCGGCGAAGCTCTCAAAGAGTGGCTGCGGGTTTTAAAAACCGACGGGTATTTGATCCTTTACGTGCCCGATGAAAATGAGTACCCCAAAGTGGGGGAACCGGGCGCCAATCCCGATCATGCGTGGAACGTGAGCTATGAGAGGGTGGTCAAGCTCATGAAAGAAACCGGCCACGGCTGGGATCTGATCGACTTTCAAACCCGCCACCAAGAGCACGAATACTCACTTTACTTCGTGTTTCAGAAGCGCCGCGGCGGCTGTCATTTTTCGTGGAACCAGCCAAAGCCAAGGAAAACTGCCGCAATCGTGCGCTACGGCGCTTTTGGGGATCTTTTGCAGACGAGCTCGGTGGCTGCGGGTTTGAAAGCGCAGGGTTATCACGTCACCCTGTTCACGAGCCCACCGGGGCACACTGTAATCGAATTCGACCCCAACATCGATCAGTTCTACCTGCAGGACAAGGATCAAGTTCCAAACCACATGCTGGGTGACTTTTGGTCTTATCACGCCAAAAAGTTTGACAAGTGGGTGAATCTTTCCGAATCCGTTGAAGGTTCGCTCTTGTCGATTCCTGGCAAGACGCCACACCTGTGGTCGCCGGCCGCGCGGCACAAGTACATGAACCACAATTATGTGGAGCTTGCTCACCTCATCGCAGGGATCCCGCACAAGCCCCAAGTGCGCTTTTTCCCTCGGCAGTCGGAGGTTGACTGGGCCAAGGCCGAACGCGCACGCCTGGGAGGGGCTCCGCTCATTCTGTGGGCCTTGGCGGGTTCTTCCGTGCATAAGACCTGGGACGGACTGGATGCCACGATTGCCTCCATCATGGTGGAATTTCCGACCGCCCATGTGGTGCTTGTGGGTGGCGCGGATGCGCAAATCCTCGAGCAGGGGTGGGAGCACGAACCGCGGGTCAAGCCGCGTTCTGGCAAGTACAGCATTCGCGAGACCATGAGCCTGTTGGAGTTTGTGGATGTGGGCATTGGTCCTGAAACCGGAGTCATGAACGCCATGAGTCAGCTGCCGCAGCCCAAGGTTTTGGTCCTGTCGCACAGCACCGAAGAGAACCTCTGCCGCGACTGGGTCAATACCACCTCGGTGGCTTCTTCCATCACTCATTGCCCAGGTCGCGGCGCGAACGAGGCGCCCGCCTGCCACATGCTCCACTACTCGTGGGAGCACTGTAAGCAGCACCCCGAGCGCGGCGTCGCGCAGTGCATGGCGGATTTGGACGGCGATGAGGTATGGGCGACCATCCGTGCGGTCATAAGATCGGTGTTGAAGCCCCAAGCGGCGATTGTGTGACCGCGCTCAATATCAATCTGTTTACCGCCAATACGCCCTCGACCTCGGGGACGTGGACTTTTTCTGTTACCCAAAAGCAGGTTATCAGGGCGGCGGCGATCGATTTGGGAGCGATCGATCCGCAGGAAGACCTGACCGCGCAGGAATACTCGGATTGTTCTTTTAAGCTCAACATGATGACCAAGCAATGGATGGGGAACACCGATTTCGCGCCGGGACTCAAAATCTGGACGAGACGACGCGCGGACCTATTCATGGGCGTGGCTAAATACGCCTATAACTTAGGCCAGACGGGCGATCATTGGGTCGATTCAACGGCGGGGCTTGCGTATCCGCAAAGCTACGGTCAGACGTACGTCGCGACGAGCGTGGCCGCCAATGCGACGACCATCCCGGTGGCATCCATTGCGCAGCAGAACATCGGCGACTATGTCGGGATCTTGAACGGTAACGATATTTACTGGACCAAGATCACGAATTTGAACCCCGTTCCTAATCCGCCGACGATGACCATCCAATCGGGAGTGCCCAACGCTATCACCGCCTCGGCAGTCACGTACGTATGGAACTACACCAACAAGGCGGTGCGGCCGCTGTCGATCATAACCTGTGTCTTGCGGGACATTTACGCCAACGACACGCCCTTAAATTTCATGACCACCGAGCGCTATGAGTCGCTGCCCACCAAGGTGGCGCCGACTAACATCGCTGATCCTACGGCCATCCTGTACGAAAGCCAGTTCACCAATCAGTCACCGAACGGCATTCTGTATTTGGATGTTGCCGGCGCCCAGGATGTGACCAAGCGCCTGCACTGCGTCTACTTGGCGCCCACTCAGGATCTGGTGAACCCCGGAGACTCTCCCGACTACCCGCAGCAGTGGTATAGAGCGCTTACTTGGGGACATGCGAAGGACATCGCTAGCATGTTCGATTGCGAGTGGACGCAGACCATGGAGCAGAACTTGACTGAAGCCTTGGCGATTGCCAAACAGGCGGATCCCGCGATTACCGATGTGTATTTCGAGCCCTACGCCGAAAGTCCGTATACACCGTGACGACGAAGCTCAAGCGCCAATCAATCTTTGGCGTTGGGATCACCGCCAAGTCCGCGGTGGTCACCCGCCAGCGGCGCCTCAATTGCTATCTCGAGGTGCGAAAAGACGCCGACAAGTCGACCATTGTGGTTTACGGCACTCCTGGACTTGCCTTCGCGTTCGCGCTCAATCTCACCAATGTTTATCCCATTCGGGGCATGATCGGCAACAATTCGGCGTTTTATGTGGTAGCTGGAGCTTCTTTCCAGTCACTCAGTGTGACTGGGGGTGTGCTGGGATCATCCGGATCTTTGATGTCAACCGTGGGCAGTGTGCAGCTTGCGCTCAATCCCACCCAGGTTATCGTGGTCGACGGCGCTTTGGGCTATATCTTCACCATCGCCACCTTGACCTTGACGCAGATCAGCTCGGCGGGTTTTCCAAACGGCGCCAAAACCGTGACGCAGTGCAACGGGTTTTTCCTGTGCGAGTCTCCCGGCACCAATCAGATATTCGTCTCGAATTTGAACGACGGCACCACTTGGAATGCGCTGAGTTATTTTACCGCAGTGCAATACACCGATAGCGTGATAGCGGTAGATTCGTTAGGCGGCTTGGTGGTGGTGTTTTCGGCGGGCCATTTGGAGTTTTGGCAGAACGTGGGCGCCACGGTTGAACCGTTTCAGTACATCACCAACTCGGCGGTAGAGTATGGACTTGCCGCCATCTACGCTCGAGCGCACGCCGGGGATAGCATCGTATTCCTGACGCAGACCCGGGAAGGCGGCATCCAAGTAGCGCGCATCCGCGGATATCAGGTGCAGATCGTCTCCACGCCCGATGTCGACAACATACTGCAGTCGATTGCGGCCACCTCCAAAGTGTCCGACGCCACGATGCTGGTCTATCAGCAGGACAACCACAAGTTCGTGCAGCTGACCTTGCCATCTGCAAACAACGGCTTGGGGCGCTCTCTGCTTTACGATGTGAGTGAAGACACATGGAGCGAGACTCAAACGGGCGTAGCTCCAGGCCCGGGCGCGCGGCACATGGGGCAGTTTTCCTGCGTCGCCTATTACAAGACCTGGGTTTCGGATTATCTGTCGGCCAATTTGTACAACCCGAGCCCGACAACCTATCAAGACAACGGGAACGTGATTCCGCGCGAATTTGTTACCAAGGTCATGCTGAATGACTTCAATCGCTTTCGGGTGTCCGCGTTCTATGTCGACATGGAGACGGGGGTGGGCTTGTCGAATCCGGCACTTCAGGGCTACACGCCGCAGGTGTTGATCAGCCGTTCCCGTGATATGCGCGACTTTGGGCCCGAACGGTTGGTGAGTTTGGGAAAGCAAGGGAATTTCATTCACCGGGTATTGACCCGCCGCTGGGGCACGGGCCGCTCGTTCGTGTTCAAAATCCGCATGACCGATCCCGTGCCCTTTGTCATCACCGCCGGCGCTACCATTTCGAGGATGCGCGGCCGGGCCGCCCAATGACATCGCCGCTGGGGGGATTGCCGCGGCCGCCCCTCACCTTGGATTCTCAGGCTTGGGCGGGGTGGTTCTCCACGGTGCAGAAAATTCTGCAGGCGGTGAGCTCTAGCGGTCCTTCAACCTCACGCCCGACCACGAACCTCTATATCGGCCAGTTGTGGTTCGATACCACGTTGGGATATCCCGTCGTGTGGACGGGGGCGGCCTGGGTGGCTTTGGGCTCGGCGACTGTCTCAAGCGTCGATTCAATCACCGGCAACGGAGCTGGAACACCCATACAGCTGGTCAATGACCTGGCAACCCCGGGCAATACCAAGTTCTACGGATCTAACAACGCAGGCACTCGCGGGTGGCTGTCGCAGGTGCTGTCCCCGGACACTTATCCTGAGCCCGGCACCATTTGGGATGACGAATTTGACGTGGGATCAGTGATCGACACCACCGGATCGCGTTTCTCGGGCGCCAATCCTTGGGCTTTATTTGGGAACGCGGTTGCGGGTCAATACACCGCAAGCGTGGCGGGTGGAAATCTCTCATTGAGTGGCAATGTGGGATTCACTTTCACCACCGCTCCAGTTTTTTTGCAAACCGCGCCGAGTTATCCGTGGACGATGACTATCAAGGCTTCTGCCTTCAATGTTTTTCAAGGTCAAGCCGTCGGGATGATCGTCTACAACAGCGGCAACAATCTCACAGATTTGGTCGGCTTTTTAAACGATGCGGGCAGTAACAATTGTTTTTATGTGCAAAATGGCACGCTCACGAGCGGCTCAGGTTATGTTGGAAATACGCTTTACTTCAGGGGTGGCACTTGGCCTGCGACTTCCAACAACATGGCAACTCCGGGATTTACGTACGGGTACGATTCTTTCCCGCAGTATTTGCGGATCAGGAGCGATGG